CCAACTTGGTAACGACCGCCATAATAACCTGTCGTCTGTGTCGTACCACCTGCGCGCATTTGAATTTGAATAAATCCGCTGCTTGCACTTAATGCACCATCAATGTTTACTAGATAATTACGATATGTAGATGAAAAGCAACTTGAAAAAGTAACTGAGCCAGAAGCTGCACTTGCATTTGTTGTTGCAATTAAAGTTAAAGCGCCAGCACTTGCAGCAGCCCACTTTAATCCTGTGGCTGTACTCGAATCTGCTGTGAGGACTGTGTTATTTGCGCCCACCGCAAGGCGAGCAGGTGTGTCATTTGCAGTAGCTGCAATGATATCGCCCTTAGCATCTACGATTGAGTTCTGAATAGCATTGCTATCATCCTGTGCAACCCATGAGAAATTCATGTCTGTGTTAGATGCCTTAGCAAGGACTTGACCAGTTGTGCCACCCTTTAGATCGACCAAAGAAGCATCGATAGAATCGCCTAGAGTCTCAATGGCTACTGCGCCATCCTTGACTAGGTCAGTACTGGTTGGTACTGCCCAACCAAAATTAGGGGTTGTTGTTGCCATTAGGTTAGAGCTCCGATCGCTTTAGACCATTGAAGTGTACCATTTACGCCACTCCAGATGGTGTTAGTTGGAATTACTGTTGCCCATGTCGGGGCTATAAGAGAGAAGTCTGTAGGTGAAACATAGATAGTTGCATCCACGAATGTTGGTGTGGCTCTGATTGAGATGCCCTCTACAAAGCCTGAGAAGTACCCCTCGAACATGTTGAAGGGTAGGTTGGTGATAACTACTGGCTCGCCAAAGAAAAGGTTTATAAGGTCATCTCTAAGGGCATTAGGCATATTAGGATTGTCAAGTCTAAAAGTAATCTGGTCGAGCTGGGTTCTAGGTACTGAGCGCAGGGCTAAATCGCGCTCGATAATGTCCTCGATATCTGCCAGAAAGCGGATATTGGAATCGAATGTTCTTTGGTAGCGACCATAGGCAGTGATAGAAGCATCATCTGTAGCTGAGTAGGTGCTGCCGTAGTCATTGCCATAACGCACGATCTCACTGTTACGGATCTTGCCAATCTGTAGGATTGACTTAACGCTAGCAGGGGAAGCGTAATTGCCGTCCAACTGGGTTGAGCCATTAGCTGCTAAATAGTTACTTCTATGATCCGCATCCGCATAGGCTATGCGACCCTTTTTGTCCTCGTAGAGCGTTCCGAGTGCGCTGTCTGCTATCTGCTGAACTAAGGTCTGCGTGTTGCGATCTGCTGCTGAAAGATTATCCATCTGATATAGACCAGAATCGATCTCACCCAAACCGACATTCTCAGCATTAGCCCATGTAGTGGTTGGATCGTAATCTTCCCATTGCAGGGCAGGTGCTACTTCTATCCATTCATTGACTAGCAGCTCTTGCAGGATAATGGCAATCTGTTCGCCATCAAGTCCATGAGCTACAGAATCTGTGTAGATGGCTTTAGGCAATTTAGCCAGAGCACCGACTGCAAGGATTGACCCGAGAGTTACAAAGCCTGATTCCTCTGGGCTTCTGACTGAGGTCGAGAAATCTGAAACTGTGCCACCGAATACAGGCACATAAGTGCCACCGCTATCTTTGAGTTCTAGAGTCAGTGAATCTGTAACATCGATGTCAAAAAGAGCATTGGTGGAGTTAATGATGTCCATGCGGGCATAACCTGCTTGACATTGGCGATCGATATCAATTCGACCTGTAGTAACACTTACCCCAGTTACATTGGTGTACACAGTCGTGCCGACTGTTATGCGCCACTCTGGAAGCCATGTCATACGGCTAGAAGTCCTGTAGAGCTAGTGCCTCGCTGATATGACTGACGGATCACATCTTCTACAGCTCTAGCGATAGCCTCTGGATCACCGACTCCAGTATTGACTGTAATGTTAGTGCCACCTGCGCCATAACCTGCGCCTCGGTTCATGTTAGGGCTGTAACCACCAAGATCTCCTACGGACTTTTGATAAGCAATGAGATCCTTTAGATCTTGCTCTGATTGCATATCTAATAGATCTGCAAAAGCGTTGGCGCGGGCAGAAGCTGCATCTGCATATTCGAGAATAGCTCCGATAGATCCCTGTGCAGCAATCTCTTTAGATATAGGCGCAATGTAATCTCCAACTGGAATTCCTGAACCCAGCGATCCGCTTGTTGGTACTTTAGCCGTTGCCTGAGTATTTGCCTGTGCCAGAAGTCTGAGCATCTCTTGGATCTTTGCCAGAGCTGCATCTAGGTTAGTTAGATTGACTAGATCCTTAGGCTTTAGAGTGTCAAGGATTGACTTAATATCTGAAAGTTTTACATTTTGATTAGACAAAGCGTTAAAAATTTTTAGATCTTCATTAAGTCTCTTAGTTGCAGCAACGATGGCTGCTTCATCCTTAGAAGCAATAGCATCTTCTAGATTAGAGATTGACTGCTTGATGTTAAGACGAGCAGTGTCATTGGCAATTTGTAAGCGTTGGGTGTCAGTAGTTGCCTTGCCTAATTGCTCAGCCTGATTAGTAAGAGCTGCTGCAATCTGGATCTTGTCTATGTCAAAGACTTCGTTGCCCTTGTTGAGTGCAAGATTGGCTTTGTCAATAGCAGTTGCAAGTCTCTTATCCTTGAGGATCTTGGCTTGGTTGCTTGCTTGAGTGCCTGTCAGCTTTGCTAGAGCTGCTGCTGATTTCTTAGCTGCTGCATCTGCTTTCTGTGTATCCTGTGAGGACTTAGTAAGGGATATGTTACCCATGCCCTGAAAAGCAGTGGGATCTTGATAGAAGAATGAAAGATTCTTGAGATTGAAATTGGCTTTAGTGATAGCAATGAACTTGCCTGTCTCACGAATTAAACCAGCAATCGCTTCTGCAACTTTGTTAATTCCCTCAACTGTTGGATCGATAGTGCTAGATCCTGATGCAGTTCTTAATGCATCGACTAAGCCTTTTCCAATAGTTTCTTTAGCGTTATTGCCGGCAATCGTTAGTTTAGCCAATGAACCTGCATAAGTATCGGCTGCTGCTGTTGCCTGACCAGCGAACAATTCTGATAGTCGTTGCTGTATTTCCTCGAATGATGATGAAGTAAGTTCTGCCCTGCTAAGTCCTACACCTAAGCGACCAAGTGCTTGAGTCTGTCCTAAGTATGCCTTCTGTAAGCTTTGAGAAACTTGGGTGACTGACTTGCCAGTTCCTGCTGCGATGTCAAGTGCAAGTCCTAGCAATTCCTGAGACTTGGTTACATCACCTGTTGCACGAAGCAAGCGATCCATTGCTGGACGAAGCTCATCATCGAGCACACCTGTCTGCATTTCAAGGCGAGAAATAAAGCCATTGACTGTGCCAATGTTTGATCCATAGGCAAGATTAAGATTCTTGAGAGTTTGTCCTAATGAGGTTGCAGCCTTGTCATCTTCTACGAAGGCTTTAAGAGAAGCTCTGCCATAAGCAAAGACTGCTGCTGTGCCGAAGGCTAAGCCTAGATTTCTAGCAACATTCTTACTGCTTTTGTTTAACTTGTTAAGGGCTGTATCAGCTTGCTTAAATCCTTTAGCATCTAACTTCGACCCAATGTTAATATCAATAGCCATTATGCAGCCTTACTTAGAGTAGTAGATTTAGACTTGTCAATAAACTTTCGCTCTGCTTTGTCTATGGCTTTGATTGCTGCTCCGTAAGCCTTGCCTTGATCCTGCGCCCATGCTTTAAGAATTAAGCGGCCTTGACCCTTTAGACTCTTGGTCAGTGGTGGCAAGTTCTCTATGAACTTTTCTCCAGCATTAGGATTGATGGATCGACTAACTTTCTTAGAAGTGCCACCTGCTTTAGGGCCGACCCACGGCTGTCCTTGCCCGTTGTTGGCTCGACCTGCTGTCTCATAGATAGCACCTGCAACAGACTTGTTATAAATCTTTGCGTTAGAAGTAAATCCAGATCGGGTTGCTTTACCTGCTTTGGTGGTAAAACCTATGCCAGAACGAATTGTGCGAGCATTATAAGTTGGAAACTTGCCTTCCGAGAATGAACGCCCAGCCCATCCAGACATCGGAGAATCAGAAGGAACAAAGCCCTTAGCCTTTTTAGCAATAGGAGCTAGTGCTGCTTTAAGTTCAGCATTCAATTCTTTGTTCAACTCTGGAGCGAACTGTCGGATGGCTTTGCGAGTTTGTTTAACGCCTTCGACTTCGATGCGCATCACTAGCCTCCTTTGCTTCATCCTTAAGCCCTTGCACTAATGCATCGAGCATGGTCTTATCTAAATCCAATAACTGCTGTGGCGCGATTCCCAATCTAATGCTTAGTCTAGCGATTAGATAAGTGAATGGAAGATCGCGCTTTAAGCTAAAGGGTCAGAGTCTAGAACCTCGACACTCTTAAGTGTCTCAATGAACTCAATCCCGAAAGGCTTAACAGTTTCACCTGACCTGCGTGTTACTTCCCATGCTAACCAATAGACATCGCTCTGCTTTTCTTCATCGCGAAACGCCTTATGGAAGCCCTTTTTAGCGTACTGCTCAAATGAGTACTCCACCGCTGGAGTGATCTCGCCTTCTAGTACGCTTCCATCTGTACGAACTATCTTTAGTTTTGCCATGAGTTTGCCCCTTTAGTTTAGTTTTAGAATGTGCCTGTTGTGGCTACTGCAACTGTTGAGTTAGCAGTAAATGTAATCGATTGTGTGCCAATGTCGCCCACAGCGCCGTTAATGTCGGTGGTGTTGTTAATCAACAATGAAACAGTGTACAAAGGGTTTGTAGCAGATACTGCTGTTCCCTTAGTCTGTAGGAATACACATGTGACTGTTGTACCCCATGCAGCCTGAAGTGTTGGTAGAACATTTGCAGTTGCTGTGTCATTTAGAAAATCGATAGTTACGCTTGAAGTTTCTAGGCCTTTTACGAATTTTCTGGACTGATCGCCCATCGCTGAAATTTCTAGCTCATCGAATACGCGGTTGATTGTTACTGCTGTTACATGGTCTGAAAGATCGACTGAGTTAATCTTCACACCTACATTGTTATTTAGAAATACAGCCATGAGATTATTCCTCGTCCTTCTTAGTAGTTACTGGCTTTGATGGTGTTGGTGCAACCTGTCCGATCTTGATCAGAAAGGCTTCGTTCTCTTTTTCCCAATCGGACATGCTTAACTCCAACTCGTTAGGATTGATACGGACATCTCGCAGCTGAGTAGGTCACCCGAAGCAGCGTTGAGAATACTTGGTGCGCTGATTGCGCTTACATTATATGTCAAAGATGATGCAGCCAGCTTTGCGAACACGCCACAGACTGTGTCCTCAATGCCGTTAAGGTTTCCCTCATTGTCAAAAAGTGGCACTGTCATGATTATCTTAAAGTTAGCCATCGGGCTAATAGTGATGTGCTGATTGTTGCTTGGTGTTAGATAAGGATCATCTGGAGACACGATCACGCTATTGGCTAATACGGTGCTTGGCGGGAACGCGAAAGTCTGCCATTTCGAGTTATCTACTAGGGCAGTTGCTAGTGTCGTTCTAAGAGTCGTGACGGCAACAGGCATCAGCCCACCATCGAGTTAGGTGATAAGCAGTGCGCGATCAATCCTCGCACCTTAGCGAGAAGCTGTGCGCTCATTCGGTAAGGGCTTGGCTGGAAATCTACAGCGTTACTGCCTGAGAGAGTGGCTGTACGCGCTTGCCAGATTTCAACAGATATCATCAAAGCTGCTTGCTGAACTGCTGTGTCAGTTGCATAGTCTGTGACTGTTCCTGCAACAATTCCAAAAGGCTGGACGGCATGAGTGCCTTGATCTGCTCCAGTTGCAGAATATGAAAGTGAGCCCGAACCAATGGCAGTGATTGTCTTAGTGCCGTTATATGGGCTTCCGTTTTTAGTAATAATTATGCTTTGTCCTACATAGAAATCTTTAGAAATCTCTTGACCAAAGTAAAGAGTCGCCACATTGTTTGTAAGGCTTTGATGAGTGTTGTAAAGCTCGTTCTGCCAAAGCATAGGCAGAAGGACTACATCCGTTGCATCACATACTTCTTGAAGGGTTGCATCTGGATACAAAGTACCGACTCCGAGTGTTGCACGGAGTTCTGCGACTGTTGTAAGTGCCATGATGATCCTTTCTAAAGACTCTAGGGAGTCAGAGGGCTACTGACCCCCTAGAGCGACTT